ACGAAGTAGAACAATTTACCGATTGGTAAGTTCAACGCCTGAACCGATACGATTTCATTTGCTAATAATTTTGAGAATACTCTTCTCACGATTGGGAATACAACGGTTTCAAATGAACCTTCTGCACCCAATGTTGTTGATTCGTTCAACATCCACGAAGCCTGGTTTTCATAAAGCTGTGCGATGTTTTCTTTTCTGTGACCAGATAAACCTTCCAAAAGGCCTAAGCTGTCCCATCTGTTGATAACGTCCTGACGAACGGTTTTTAAGTGGTTTAACGATACGTTACCAACCCTTCCTGATTCTAATAATGCACCCATGTTAGTGTGTTTTTGATTTGTTTTTTATTGATTATTATTTCATTTTATTGATCATATCCAGCATTCTTTCGAGTTGTGGATTTTTGTAAGCGGTTGACTCGTTGATCTTAGAGGCACCAGATGTTTTTTGTGTTTTAAGTACCTGTTCTGCGATAACTTTATCTGCCGATTTCTTACTCTCATTAAGTAATGAATTAAGACTGTTGTAGATTTCTCTTGACTCAGATAAATTATTAGCTTTATCAAATCTCTTGATGATATCTAATTTTTCATCTTTTGTTGTCGTGTTCTCACTTAATAATTTTACAATGTAAGAAAGGTTAGATGTGAATAGTGCAACCTCTTGTAAATTACCTTTAAGATTTTTGATGGCTGATTTATACTCAACCTCTTTAGTCTTAAATTCTTTAACTAAAGATGCCATATCTTGCAACTCTTTAGCTTTTTGTTTGTTCTCAGCCATTAAACCTTGGATCTTTTTGCGAGTCGTCACCAAGCTTTCCTGTAACTCTTGTGCTTTTACATTCTGCATGTGCTGTTGATTGTGCATGTGAGTATGTTTAACTTCATCCACAGTTTCTTCCTCATCCACATTCTTCATGTGTTTTTCAGAGTCCATGTGTGTTGTTGTTGATTCCTCCATGTCATCATCATCATCAGCCTCAGCAATCTCAATTTCGTAAACTGGCTCACCAGCTTCTTCTTTGATCTTTTCGTCATCTTCTTCGTTACCTGGTTCTTCCATTGGTTCTTCACCTGGTTCTTCCATTGGTTCCTCACCTTCTTCGTCACCAGTTTCATCACCCATTGGTTCTTCCGTTCCCATAAGTTCCATTCCTGGTTCTTCGTCACTTGAAGGTTTGATGTTAATTTGAACACCACCTTCTGGTGTTTGAATAACTTCGATTTCGTCGGCAGGAGTCATAAGGTTAAAATGTTTAATAACCTCATCATCTGATTTGTCTGTTAAGTCAATTACTTCTGGTTTTGTCATATCCGTTTCCGAATCTGTGTCATCAGCACTGAATGTATCATCAGCACCCATTTCATCATCGCCAGTAGTCATTTCTTCTGAACCCGCTTCCTCGCCGTCTCCGTCAGTTGGTAGATCATCACCAACCATATCATCTGTCTGATCGAGAGTTTCTTCTTCCTCAGATTCGTTTAGGCCTTTTCTAACGATAGCTTCAAGATCTTCTTTCAAGGTGCTCTTCAAAATATGATTTGCATTCTTTTCAAGCCCTTCTTTGATTTCTTGAATCTCCGCTAAAGTTTCAGCTAAAATGCTTGTTTTATTCATGTTAGTTTTTATTTTACAAAAAAATTATTTTGTGTACTAACAATAAATATGCATAATTTTAGCAAAAGACTAATATATCATATAAAAACAAAAAAAAACCGCCTAAAATAGGCGGTTTTATCAATTTTTTTTAAAAAAAGTTTACTTATCCGTTAAGTTCAACGTTATCTGGGTGTATAATTCTGATAATCTTTGATTTTGTTATACCTTCGATGCTGTATTCCATCTGTGTACCATCAAGATCTTTAGTTACCTGAGCTTCAACATCGGTAGGGCTTACGGCCTTTACCAGGTAGTTTTCTTTAACTTTCTTAATCTTACCAGTTTGTTCATCTTCTGTGATGAATTGAACGGTTGCGTTGAACCAATAAAATGTTTTCTCCATGTTTTCTAATTTTACGTTTACAATTGTTTAGGTTACAATAGTAGACAATCTTTTTTAAAAAACCAAATTATTTCTTCAAGAAAGATGATAATCTTTCCATAAAGTCGCTTTCACGATCATCACCGCCACCAGCGATCGCTGGTTCGTTGTTAACTGTCTTTTCATCATATTTAGCAAAGTCATTAAGATCCTTGTAAAGATATGAACCTGGTGTAGATGGTGATGATACTATATCCCAACAGATGAGTTCAAAATCATCTTGAACCATATTCTTACCGTTAACCTTCTTAAGACTACCAACACCTCTTGAAGATATACCGAGTGTCATACCGTAAGAGAGGTAATGCGCAACCAAGTCGCCATGACACGAGATAACACCACTTCTTCTGTACCCCTCAGAAACCAATATTTCGAGTTTACCTATCAACACATTATCTTTCCAGATCAACTCAAGGATTCTGTGTGGTGAACCTCCTTTCAGTGATATGACTGATTCTTGCGGGTGGTCTAACTCATGGAAGCTGGCGTTCTTTCTAATTACTTCCTGGTATCTTTCGACTTCACGTCTTAAAATATTTTCGGGATATATTCTACCGTTTCTATTTTCAACACCATACTTTTGTAGTGTGGCATAATATATCAAAGGGGCCGATAAATCCAGCTTTTGGTAACTCTCGGTTAGGTTTTTATTTAATTCTCTACCTATTGACCCAGATTCCTTGTCTATGATTATACCGAACCCTTCTTCGTTTTCTTTTAAAATCTTCAAATTCATGATTATCGTTTCTATATAAATATACGATAATACATTAAAATATTAGTCATCGTCGTCATTACCCCTATTAAATCCTATAGCTGGCTGATCGTGTAAATTGGTACCCTTCAATCGTTTGATAACTTCATCGTATGGGTTATCCAAGATGTACAATGAAATGAACACTTCTTTAATGTGTGCCATGGTAAAACTTTTCGTGTCTTTTACCAGTTTCTTAAGATCGTATTTATTTTTATCATCTGGATGGATTTTAGTTTCAAAAAATACCATTCTATCCTCATCGGTTGGTTTCTTTATCTCATAGATCTTATCGAAACGTGATGGTCTATTTTTAATCCTATCTGGGATATGCTCAAGATTGTTGGTTGTGGCAACATAAACTATGTTTTCGATTGAATTTAAACCATCCAAGAAGTTTAAGAAAACTTCCTCGCCGTATTTACCGATGATCAAATCAATATCTTCAATAATACATAGGATCGGTCTCGTTTTTTCAACTTTCCTAACCAATTTAGCTATCTCAACCCAATTTTGTGGTGAATCGAACAATATAGAAATACCGTTTTGTTTTTTTAATTCTTCAATCAACAGATAGATAAACGTTGTTTTACCGCAGCCAGGGTGGCCGTGAAGAATGATACCTCTTTTAGGGTTAAGGTTATATTTTTCAAATTTATGCTTATTTTCCCAGAACTTTTGCAACTCAGCAATAATAGCCTGGTGTGGTAACGATGGGAGTTGTAAAAATTCCTCACCTTTATAACTCATGCTGGTTAAACCATAACCATTCATGTCAGTATATATGATCGAATATAAGCCGCTTGATATTGTTTTTACGTTCTTAAACGAAAAGAAGAAATCTTTATTATTTGTTGTCACCCAAGATTCGACTGTAGGTAACATATTGTTCAAATCTTCTTTTTCTTGGTCGTCATTAAGTTTATCTAAGACGCTATCAAGGTCTTCTAACCCATCAACATATATTTCTTTTGGCATACTTTACTTACTGGAATAAAACTTGTACTTATTATTTTGAACCACACCGATAACCGTCGTCGATATATCCATCATCTTCTTTTTAAGGATATCCGAGTTGAATTTATGTGCGATTTTTGGGTAGACCGTTACCTCAATAAACATAAAACTTTTCTTATTAAGTGATAAGCCAGATGATCTCAAGTCTAAGTCCACAATAAAGTTATCATAAAAGAAATCTTTATCAATGGTTTCTGATAACTTATTAATAATTTTTTTTCTTGTCATTCTGATATTTGTGTCGAAATTGATCATTTCCGTGGGTTGCACCCATGACTCAATGTCGATATAAATAGCTCCTAATTTTGCGGCATCTATGGTGCCATACTTAACCCTAAAGTGGTTATTTCTAAATAATTTTTTTTCTTTTCCAAATTTGCTGAACATCTCGTTTTCATCTTTTTATATTTTTTATTATAACAAATGTTATAATAATAAACAAAAAAATCGAGATTACCAAATTTAATTAAAAGATTCTTTTAATGCGATAATCTTATCGATTTCGGCGACTGTTGGGGTCTCGGATTTTAAATTATTTAATCTAACTTTAACTTCGAGTAACTTCTTAGCAACATCAACATTTTCAGTCTGGATTACTTTTTTATCAACCAATTCAGCCGTTTCGTTTATCAGATTTTGGTAGAAGTTGTTGATTTTCTTAGAATCATTCTCAATAAAAAGATCCAAAACTTTAGCCTGGTCTTCATTTAACTTAGAAACATTTTCATTAATACGAGTATATAACTTATCCAGAGTTTGTTTATATTCAATCTTCTGGTTTTCTCTGTTAACGATTTGTTTAATTAAATTAACCTTGTGAACGGCTTTGTCTTGGATATTGATGTTTTCATTGAACACAAGCTGATCCAATTTGTATTCGATACTTTCTGGATATAATGGCTTTTTCTCTCTTGATTCCAAAATCTGTTCAAGTAAAGCAAAATCAGTCTTATTAAAAGATTTTAAATATTTAATTGATTCTTCAACAAATTCTTTAGCTGTTTCTTCATTATTGAAGTTTACCTGCTTGAATAAGTCATAAACCTCATAGAATTCTTTAAGATTTTTATTTTCCTTGATAAGTTTGATAAAGGAATAAAACTCTTTCTTAAAGTCTTTTTCGCCTTTATTAGTGTAGGTTTCTTCCAGTTTAGTTAATACGTTTTCTTTTAATATACCGAACATAATAGTTAATTTTAGATAAATATTCTCAAATAACCCTAAAGTTAATCTTTGAGTAGCTCATCTATTTCTCGGATCGTTTTTGTGATGTTTTCATTCAATGAAATACGTCTTTTTTCCAAGTTTTTCTTAGCCACTTCAGATAAATTATTTTTTTCTTCTGGTGTTTCACCGCCAGCTTCACCAGCTGGGGCTTCCGCTCCTGGTGCTGGCATACCACCTTCTGCTCCAGGCGCTTCCGCTCCTGGCATTCCACCCTCAGCCCCAGGTGCCCCTGGTTCAAGCGGTGTTGTAAAGTCCATTCCAACATTAGATGAGCCGCCACCGCCACCTGGTTGTGGTTCCTGTTGTCCGCCAGTTGCACCACCAGGTGTTGACATATTATCTGGGTTAATTTTATATGCTTTATAGATCTCTCTGAATAAACCAGTCTGTTTGATTGTTTCACCGATCATCTTAAGCTCTTCACTACCCGCCTTTTCAACCGCCTGTCTTTGGATATCAAGTTTGATATCTTCTTCTGACATACCAAGTATTTCTTTCTTAGCCCATGTCATAGATACAGCACCAAAACCATTACCAGCGTCAGAGACAGCATCTTTATATAGAGTAATTTTCTCTTTCCAGTTCTGAACTTTAAGTATATCAGCTTGTGTTGAAGGTGTTGTTAACTGTAATGTGAAGTTACTTAAATCATCCTCATATCCTTTAGTGTAAAGGTGTATGATGGCCATTTTATTCAATTCCTGAATAAGTGATTTTTGTACTCTATGCACCGCCCTGGCAAAACGAATATCGAGAATGGCCAGGTTTTTACCTTCGCCCGTCGCCTCATCGAAACCCAAAAATGCTTTAGGAACACGTAATGCCGCCAGCATTTTCTTTTGAATGTACTCAATATCGGCAATTTCAGAAAGGTTCTGAGCACCAGGTAATGTTTCTATCGGCATTGTTAATGCTGGGTCACGAACAGGAATAAAATAATCCTGATCCACAGCCAACGGATTATATCTTGTATCGGTCTGTCCGTTATTACTGTTAACCATATTAACCCTTTTGAAGTTATTAGCGATCTTGTCTACATATGGGTCAATGTCTTTATCATCCATATTACCAACGAAGATCTTATAAACCCTTCTTTCTGGGGCTCTGGTTACACGGTAAACAAGCATCGCATCTTCCGATAACAACAATTGTTTCCAAATTCTTCTCACCTTTTCCAGTAACGATGTACCATAAGGTAATTTTCTGTCATCGCCGAGTAAACGGAAGTGAGCAACCTCAAACGAATTAAATTCTATGTTTTTATCTTTCCAGAAGAACTTAGTAATTCTTTCTTTTTGGAGAGCATCCTGTGTTGTTACAAAGTTAAAACCAGGTTCAGATCTCGTTATTTCTACGTTAGGTAACTGAGTACAACCAACGATACCTTGTTTAGGTACTATCTTCAAATACACAAAGTTATCACCGTATTTACAAAGGTTTCTGGCCCAGCTATTAAGGTTTGTATTGATATCCAGGACATTCTCGAATAATTCAGTTAACTCGTTTTTAATACGTGTACTTTCTGAATAAATTGTTAATATCTTACCACTCTCACTGGCTGTTGTGGCCTCATCAGAGAAGATATCTAACGCCACCGCTATTTCGGGCGTGTACTCCATGGCCTCATAATCGTAATACGAAGCTATCCTGGTTGGTTCGTAATAAACCGCCTTTTGATACAATTCATTATCGATTTTCTTCCATTGGTTTTGGAGGTAAAAGGTTTGTTGTGCTTCTAATTTTTTCTGCTCGAGTTCGGGCCCAGCGAGATTAGCGAATGATTTAGGGTCAATAACGTATGTTGGTGATGTTGCATCACCAGCCAAAACACGACCCAGTTTTTGAAAGATTGTTAAATTGTTGTTAGCCATATTAAACTACATAATCACATTGTACATATGGTGGGTACTTGTATTTGGTTAAATCCCAAACTTCTTTCCTCATATATGTTGTTAGGTTATCGTGGTCGATGGAACAATATACCCTGCTTAGGGATGTGCCGTCTATACGATCTTCGTTTTTGGTGTACTGCACATTATTGCGCATCGCACCAACCGTATTTATTTTTGTTATAACTATTCTGCGTTTATTCATAGTTATCTACCAAATTTACCAAAAAGCCAGCCAAAGTCACGTGTATTTTGTAAATTATTATTATTACTCATACCGTGAGGGTCATTATACATTGTATTTCTGGCCATGTTTATTGTATCATGTAATAAATAGTCAGCGCTTGTATTTATCTCATTATCTCTTATTTTCCAACTTTCCAACATAGCTTTAGTGGCATTATCAGATTCGTGTAATTTCTTAAATGAGGTGTTAGCGACGAATAAACACATACCCAAAGCCATAATAAGATCATCATGCGATCCTTTCATGTGGTCTGGTTTACCGTTTTTATATATGAACTTTTTTAATTCATTAGTAAGTCTTTGGCTTCTAATTTTGAAATCCCCTCTGGCCACTGCTTCTTCTAAGGCGGCAACTATTTGACTTCTTCTGTTTCGTGAAGCGAAGTTGATACCAGGTATCATATCGTCCGTGGGTGTAAAGAAATAATTATCGTCACCCAGATTATCGTAATGAAATAATTTCTTAGGAAAGTTCAGTTCTTTGAGTTTCGCTGTTGCAGCTATACCCATACCACCAGTAATATCGAATGTGGTTAGGGCATTATACATTCTACTATATTTATCGGCCAGTAAAGCCGCCACGTCTGGTGGGATTTTACCATGATATTCAACCACTTGTTCAAATGTATCATAGTCGATGATACAGAAACCCGTAGCATCCTCAGAATCACCACGTGAAACGTCCAAAGCGGCTATGTATCTATGCCCACGTTGTGGAAGTTCCCATACCCACAAATGACTATCCCATTCTTTATCTTTCATAACAGGATCTTTAACATTTTGTTCTTCCTGTTTTCTGATAATAGCACCTTCAATAACGTTATCACCCGAACCAATAAACGCACATTCCAACTCCTGGTTAATCATACGTTTATTTAGGTTCATATCACGACACATGTTTTCATACCACGTTGAATGTGGTTTGAAACCCTCAGAAAGATATTTTTCAATCGTATCAAATGTTAATGAAATAGCGTTTTCAACCGTAATATCGGTTTTTTCTTTTTCTGGTTTTTGAATCCAGTCAACAAGGTTGTTGGTTTTGATTAACCTAAGATCTTTGTTGAAACGAGGGTCTTGCCACCATTTCAGATGGGTTATTTTAAACTTATTGGTTCCGTTTAGTGAACCTTCATATGCTTCGTAATAGATCTCATCAAGACCATTTGGAGTTGAGATAAGGGTAGCTTTACCACCAGTACCGATAGAGGCAAGACACGCCGTCCATAAGGCCTGGCCACCCTCAATGAACGCAGCCTCATCCAGGATCATCAATGTTGGTGTGTAACCACGCAAAGCATCGAGTGATGTCGCAACTGATTTAATCTCAGAACCGTTAGTTAATTTAACGTGTTTTTGTGAGGATTTATCAAAACCGATACCAACCCAATCTGGTAGTTGTTTAATGAAGTTGATGATTTTGTTTTGGAATTCTATCGCAGTTTCTTGCTTGTTCGCAAGGATCAAAATTCTCTGTGGGTTATCTTTCGGTGCGAATGCGGCGATAACAGCGGCATATGCGGCAGTAACGGTAGATATACCCGCTTGTCTGTACTTTAGAACCAGGTTGAAACGGTTCTCTTGGTAATTCTTTAATAACTTCTTTTGAATATCAAATAGGTTAAATGGAACATACCCCTCTTGCGTTTTATCGAAGGTTTCAAAATAACTCTCGATTACGTAAGAGGGGTTTGTTGCGCATTTAGCGTATTCTAATAATAAGGCTTTTTTATCTAAAATATTTACACCTGACATATTTATGTTTTATTATAAATATGTCAAGGTGGCCTTAAAAGCCGAATTGACTGAAATCCACGTCAGGTAGATCTTCTTCATCCGCCTGTTTCTCAAACTCGTAGTTCATGATTTTCATTTTAATATCTTTCGCTATTCGTTTGGTTTCTTTTTGAGCGGCTTCTGGGTTATTCAACACATCTTTCATAAATTCATGAAACTCTTCTGATTCTTTTTTGAAGAGTTCGACCATAATTAACTTCTTGATATCGTAGTCTTCGACATCGATTGTACTATGGAACGATTGCCAGATTGTTGGGCCGAAGCGTATTTCATAGATTTCGGCCATAACAAAATCAGTTTCATCAATAATTTCCTGTGTCATATCCTGGATACCTGGTATTGAGAAAAGGGTAATACAACCTTTAGTCATCTCATGTATCAGGATTGGGAAATTGATTGCCTTAGCTTCAATAACTGGTACTGGCCCGTCAAAATTGATTTTAACATACCCAGCATTAAGCGAATCATCATCTGATTCGAGTTGATCGGCCAGCATATCATCATCCAACAGATAATAAAATAGGTCATTTGATATGAGCGCCTTTTGGTAAAGTGTTGATAAGTCTGGTGAAATCTTATCCATTTCCTCACCATACATATGGAATATGTAGTGTGATTTTTTAGCGGCTCCTTGAGAAAGGGAGTTAATGGTTCTTTTCTTTAACGCATCAAGGTCTTCGGTCTGTTCATAATCCTCATCAACACGTTTATTTTTATTTATCTCATGCGGGAATGAACATTGTCCAGGGTTAACAATCTCGAGATCGAATAAAACTTCGTCTTTACTAAGATTATATTGTTCTCTGATTATTTTTTCAGCTAATTTGATAAGTTTTGGGCGATGTGGCATTTCAAGTCGTACCGCAGACATTCCATTAGCAGCTGTGTTCATCATAACCTCAAAGAAACCTATTTCTTCTTTGTCCCTATTAAAGGTATTTGAATAACTATCGCATAGTTCTTTAAACCTACTTTCTACAATTACCTCCTCGTGGTATTTGGTTGGTTCATCTTTTTTTGAATATGATGGTAATTTAGCCATAGGGTGTTTCCTATTAGCTACCTTTCTCAGGAACTTATCATTCATTATTTTAGGATAACCCTGAATATCTATGTTGATTTTACGCATAAAAAAGCCTTGTAATTTTATTTACAAGGCAAAAGTAATCATTTTTTTTTAAACCGCCAAATATTTTTTAAGCTTGTGGCTTTGGAGTGACATTTGGTTTAGGAATGTCAATCTTCGACGGATCTTTTGTTGGGGTGATCGTCGGTGTAATAACTGGGGTTGTGGTTGTTTCTTGATTGTTTTTCATTACTTTTTTGTTTTAAGGTAATTAATAAATTCTTTTTTCGTGAGTCTTGGTCTCTCGGCTTCTGCAATAATACGAAATATTTCCGAATTCTCAAAATTATTTTCATTAAGACCAAACGACGGTATAGTTTTGAATGCGATGTTATGGCCCTTTCTCATGTTCATACGAGATAAATAATCACTATTATCAATAATCTTATCCAAGGAATCGGGTGTTACGGGTGTACCGTTTTGGAATTTCAAAACACCTTTTTCAACCAAACCACTCAATATTCTATAAAGCTTAATGGCGGTCATGTTTTCATCCTTATTATTTTCCATAAAATCATTGATTATTTGGTTTGCATCTGTTAAGGTAATACCATTTGGGTGATCTTGTGTTAACGCATCCACATAATCATCCGCATACATCCCTTCATCCAAACCACTCCATTGTTTTTGTGATTTTCTTATTAAAGCAGTAAAAAGAGTTGAAAGTTTTTCAGGGTTACCCGATTTCAAAAAAGCCATAACTTTTGGATATGTTTTTTCCACATTAGTTTTTTGCTCAGGGGTCATTGTTTGGTAAAATGGTACCTTCTGACCATGAACTTTTTCTGGGAAAAGCGTATCGGCAAACCTGGTATATCCTGGTTTTGAATAGTCTTTAAAATACGTAAATCCGTATATACCCCTAAGTAATTCATCGATATGATCTTCCATTTCCATTCTCACCGCTGGTTCATCATCCTCGTATTCACCATCCTCGGTATCATTATTTTCGGGTAGATTAAAACTTTTTACAACCTGTTTAATCTTATTTAGGTTGTTTGTTACCTGGTTTACGGTATTAGGGTCTTTTAAAGCATTTATTGCATTAACAGTATTACCAGACATTGTTAAGTTCTCGCTCAACATTTTAATTTGAGACTCAGTTAAACGTATTTTCATTATTCTTCTTTTAAAAATTCAATTATTTTATCTCTACTGTATAGTTTTTCTTTTACACTTTCGTAGGTTTCACCAAAATGAAACACCAATCGTTCTTCATTTTCAGGTGATTCCGACTCCCACCCCAAAGCCACAATTCTTTCGACGCAATCGTACATTGAGAAATATTCAGAGTAAATCGCCAGGTCGAGCTCAAGTTTATCGGTCTTCAAAACAGCTACTTTCTGTATCTCACTTAGTGGTGGTGGTGTTATTGTTCCGTTCGCCGCTGGGTTTACATCCCAGTCCTCACCAAAGTCGATTTCAACGCTCTTTGAGAAGAGAAATTCATAAGTCCTCTCACCTTTATAGTTTTTATTTAAGGGGTTAATATATGTTAAAACCATTATATGTAAATTTTACTCGGTACCTCAAATCTCATTTCCTCGTTATACACATAAACCGCACCGTTTCTTACAACTTTGATATCCACGTAGTAAATTTGAGGTACCATCCAGGTTGTATCAACGGTAAACGTATTTGAGTTGTACTCTCTGTTTATTTCTTGCCAATCTAAAACATCAATTTTATTTTGACCTTGTTTTATATATAGTCTATAATAAAGATGTGTTAACACATCATATTCCGCCACGGTATATGGTTTACGTAGGTGTACGAAGACCTTTCTAATATCGCCCTGCGGTACCTTTTCATCTCTTTTAATACCGCTTATAGATATACCATAATTAGTTGGTTCCATAACATCAGAGCCAATTTGATAATAATCATTCGAGTCTTTTGGTATGAATGATAGGGTAATATTAGATCTCTGCACACTATTTACAGAAATATTAGACCAAATATCATTATATTTTTTATATGTTAAGAATGTAACACCAGTCGCTGGTATGGTTGCATAATAAGTTCCTGTTGTTTGATGTGTTACTGTGTAACCGCTACCATTAATTGTACAGGTTGGTAATGAATCGAGATTTTTCTTTTCACCATCAACATTAACGTATAAGTATAATCTATTGGTTTTATTGAGGTAAAAACTGTTACGATCATCCCTAATTACATCGTCATAAACTGTTTCGATGAAGGGTTCAAAAAAAGTTTGGGTGTACTTTGTGAACAAACCCATAGCCCTCGGATTCCCATCGGAATAGGTGTAGTTTTCAAGATCATCACTAAATTTAAGGCAGAAACCCGTATAGTTATAACTCGTACCAGTGCCAGTTGAACCACTGGTTATACCAGACGTAATACCATTAACTAATAAATCGTTAACAAAATCAGTGATATCCATAACAACATCCTCATCACCGTTATCAAAATGTTGTACGGCTATTTTGGATGATGATAGTGTTACACCAGGATTATAAAATTCATTTCCTGTGGATGCCTGGTACCAGTTTGATGGTTCGATCCTATATGGCGTGTCTTGCGCCGAATTTAATATATTGTATTGAAAATCGTAACCAGTGCCCTCATCCCAGTTCTCCTTTGTGGTTTTTAATTCCAGGTCGAATGAGCTGGCCCTGTATTTATCACTGAAAACAATATCATTATAAACCGATAATCGTTGTGATACATCGAAATTTGATGTGTTCTTAATCTTTAAATAGTGTTTTGTTGTCCCTGTTTGGAAAACACCAGCGTCATACTTAGCCTTTATCTCATCAAATGAGCAATAAAATAAGAATCTGCTAAACCCGTTACCGAAAAATAACTCGGAAACTGGATTTTTGGCAGTGTTCACGTATGAATTTTGTACTATCGTATTGTTTTTATCAAAATATGTTCTATAGATACCCATAACTATAAATATTTTAATTTAATCTTAAGTTATGGTTTACGATGACATTATTTTGATTTTGCCCTAATTCATTCTGAATCCGCTTTTGGAGTGCGGTTATTTTATCCTTTGACTCCTGAATAATAGATTCTCTCGGATCATCTTTACCAGCTACGTGACCATGGTTTAATAACATATTTAAAATATCATTAAGTAATGAAAGTAACGGTTCAGCCCTTAAAAAGCCGTAAGTTTTAAGATTTTCGTTGGAACCGTATAGTATTTCAGCTATTTTCGTAGCGGTTATGCCGTCAGTTGTCATATCGTTAATGAGACTTGGTGAAGTTAAGCTACTAAGAAATAGAAATTTATCACTGTACATCGTATTAACCGACTGAGCTATACCTGTTTGGGTTGGTACGTCTCGCCTTGTGGTTATTTTTGTATCTGAATTATCTGCAAGCTCACCGTAATTTAATTCTGTTTTATATGAATCAATAAAATTAGAGAGTTGCACAAACTCTAAATAGTTTTTATAAACAATTGAGTTTTGATCCACCTGGGGTGCGATTAACGTTCCAGTATAATTTTTTATATTCGTATTTGGGTCAAGTCTAAACTTCCAATTCCTCAAACCACCAGTTATTTGGTTTGGTGTATCATGTACGCCTCCGCCAGCGGTGGGTGTTGCTGATAATCTATTATAAGTTATAATGGTTTGATTCTTAGTTATGTCATTTATTGTTTGAATAGACGACGTGTTTGAGTTATTGAAATACTCAATCTTAGAATCATTTTTATATGATTGTAACACCTTCATTAGTATTGAAGTGAAATCATTCATATTGCTTGTGGTAAATACGTGTTTTACGATATAAGCATCGGTACTCTTAGTCACATATTCCTTATATGAAGCGTAAGTATTTTTTGTTAAGCCTAATAAATTTTGCGTATTCATTATTTTAGATGCGTCATAAAGTATTAACGTACCTATAATATTTTGTTCAGTTGTTTTACTGGTTTTAGGGGTATAGTCTATATATAATTGAGCAATATAGTTTATCGCTGGGTTTTTACTCTGGGTAATTGTTACTTCTTTGTTTTCAATGCTATAACTATTTCCGAATTGAGTTAACTGGATAAACGGGTATGTGTTTTTTCTTGTTTTGTTATTATTGATGTGGGCTAATCTAATCAGCACCTCATTTTCACCCAATATAATTTGTTCATTATTGTAACCACTAATGAATGTTTTGGTTCTTTTTGGTATAACTTCAGAGATATCAATTGTTTTCTGAAGGTTTCTAATAACATTACGATATTCTTCAGTTAAAGTAACCTGGTCTATGGTATATGGGCCAACGAATTCATTCGCAGCGTCATTACCATAAGATATTATTTTAACTAACTGCCCTGGAAGTGGTAATAATCCTATGTTTTTCGGTAGGAATGGATCACACAAGTATTTGTCACGTTCTTTATAAGTTGAAACTATGGTATTATACCATGGTTTGTATAGTCTTTGTGATTCGGCTATCCTATCCTGTGATGCAACAAGGGCTTTAATATCAGCCAATGAAGTAACATTACCAACATCTGAGATTGGTATCGCACGTATCCTACCTAAATTATTTACGTCATTGGTGTCGACGCATACTCCAAGTGTGTAGCTTTGTTTCATTTTTTGATTCGTTTTTCGAGTTCACCATACACCGCATCATAAGTGGTTTCAATCTCATTTAGTGTTTCAGTAAGATCTAATAATAGATTTTTTATTGAATTAAAGTCCTTTTCAAGAACCACTAATGTCTGAGCCAGATCCTTATTTGATTTTTTAGTATATGTATTTAGAACCTCTTGTAATTTTTCGTTTTTCATATTATTGAATTTGACCGTAACCTTGTGAGGTAAGTGGACTATTTACCACTGAGAACGTTTCAATTCTCGAGTTGGTTTTTAGGTGATTCACAATCACTTTAACCGTCTCTTCGATAGCAATCATCATATTATTTGGTGATCCGTCAGCCAGAGTCGGTGCGGTACCAATACCCTTTTCATTTAAGTTAGCCTTGATATCATTAATCATCGCCACATGGTTCATACCAGGTTTAGCAGCAGATAGTAATATTAGTGGTGGTGGTAATTGCGGCATTGGGCCGAAATTTGACAATTTAAGGAGTTTTAACAAATTGCCGATAACACCACCACAACCACTATTTGAGCCCTTAAATAAGCTTAAAATACCTAATAATGACGATAATGTTGCAAAGTAGTCCATGCCACGCTGTTTCAGGAACTGTACAGCTAACTGTTTAGCTAATTTAATTAAATCCGATTTGATTGAATCCACAATATTCTTGATTAATAAACCACTGATTTTAGTTCCTATGGTGGTAATGATACCTTTCATTTGATTCACATAATCCGATGTTGTTAGTGTGGCGTTATTTCCGCTAAGCACAGCATACAATTTAGGAACTAATACTATTTTGGGGGTGATTACCATTTGGACTAACGCATAAGGTATAGCCTTTAAAATATTTAATTGTAATTCACTATTGATATTCGGTAAGTCAATAACTAAATTGGTTTCACCAGAGTTTAATGCTTTTTTAGCGCCGTTGTTAATAACATTATCAAAAAAGTTAGTGGTGTTGTCTAAATTTGGTTGTATCTTTGAATTATCAAATGATCCGTTGGTGTTTTGGGTATTTGTTTTAGTTGTTTCCGATGAATCAGTACCATCATAGGAGTACACCGTGTTATCGGCGGCGGCACCGAATAACGCATCTAAACCATCTATCACGTCGTTAGGATCGATATCCAACTCGAGATTATTACAAGTAACAAAGTTAATCTTTCCTCTTGATTTTAAGTCAGCATCTCTGTTGATTTCATCAAGATCCTTAAAATTAAAATCAAATGGGTTTTGATTCGTATCAGTACCGCCAGTACCCGAACCACTAATATTAACACCCGCACCATTCACACCACCAGGATTACCCAATAGTGAATTTGTAATTTGAGTATTCAAATCAGCGATAGTTTTATTGGCGGAATTAGATGGGTCACCTTCGTTATTATTTGATTCTGAACAAAAACCGAATATTTTTTTGAGTGCCGTAATAAGTGCGCTATTTTCCCTAATTTCGATCTTATTTTTATTAGCCTTAAGAGATATCGACCCTGTTATAATATCGGCTAAAATGGTCGTAAAATTAACGCTATTGAGTATTGGGTTTGCTACCTTAAGGTAATCACTTAACCATTCACCATAAGTTCTATTCTCATAATATTCACCGAACTTAAATACCAACGTATTTGGTGTTGAGGCATAGATAGTGAATAGTGTCCTATTCAAATATCTAAATTCTAAAGGGTTGGTTTCGGTAACCCCCTGTGAACGATAAATAAAGTAATTGACATGTTTACTTACATCATTACCCTCATATAGATATCGGCCAGGGCTCGTGTTTGGGTCTATGCCCAGTAACCCATAGTTATCTATTTCAGACCTCTGGATCTCAATACCCGTCGCTGATTTTGTTGTGAATTGTGTTTGAATAATGACGGTAGAGTCGCAACCAAATGCGGAGAATAACGTATCGGTTATAGTTGAGTTTAAGTTATCAACATTTTTAAGTTGTCCCAAGCTACCCTTTAAAACAATATTTTTGAATTGTTTTTGTCCTTTAGTCGCTTTAACCAGCTCAAATAAAAAATCAACAAAATCCAACTCATCCAACTTTCGGCTTTGTTCGCTTTCGGTTGGTTGAACTGTTTTGCTACTATATAATGATCGATATCTCGCAAATATTTCGCTTTGTTGTCCCATTATTCGTATTCTTTTTCGTTAATGTTGTTGGATTCAACTGATTGTCTTTTGAGATATTCCTCAGCCCATTTTCTGTCCTCATCTGTTAATGTGGCTACCTGTTGCTGGGTATCCGCTTTACCGTTCTTATACAAAATATCGCCTTGGATCTTAATCAACCTCAATTTTTTCTCAATTGAGCTGTCAATGATTTTTAACAAATCATTGGTGATTTTACCGACCAAAGCGATATCGTTATTCTCGTTAATATCCTTAGTGAATTTCTTGTATGCCGTTAAAGCTCTGTTTCTCTCATCTACAATTTCGTTATATGTTTCTTGCATGAGTTCCATCATACTTTCTTCTGAAACATTAACCTTTTTCTTTTTTTGATTCTGTATCATGATATTTTTTATTATAAATATCACTCTTCCAAATAATTATTCTTAAATAGGGCGTATAGGGAGCGGAAACGTTTCATACTGTTTCTAATCTCTTTTGTGGTTAACCCAGTCATATTCCTAATATATAGCAATATTAGGTTTTTATTGAATTTTGATGAGTTTTTACCTTCCTCATCGTAGAATAATTCTTTCCATTCTTCCAGGATTTTGATGAGTGCGTGTCCGACTTTGAATTCGTTGTCGGTTAAATCGTCGTTTTTTAAATCGTCTTTGATTGTATCGGTTAATTGATCAATAAAAGAGGTTAAATCTATTTGATAATCATCTATTCGGTAAAGAAGGTCTTCACGTTGTAGAAATTCGGGTTCCGAATCATCAATGGTGATGAAGGACATATTTTTTCTATGTTCCTTCATCATTTCATTGTAGAGGTAATGCTTACATATTGTACCAAAATAAGAGTATGACTTGTTTCCTGTTTCGGGATCAAATTTATCGAATTTCGTCATCAGGAAAGATAACGTGTCCGCATGTAAATCTTTGAATTCGTATGATTGCCTGTATAGTTTATAGGTTCTAATGATACTTTCGATCATTTTATCTATCGGTTCCTGTAGATGTTCCCTATATATTTTCTCTTTTTCAGCCGTAGTTTTCGCACCCAAGAAATCCACAACCGCTTTTTCCTGATCTACACCATAATAATTGCGGTTTTTCTTTTTTCTTGACATTATTAAACTTCTGCTTTTTCATATGTTATGTTTCTGTCTTCGGTGAAAAAATATTCTTTTTGAGCTGTTTCCATCCAGAATTTACCTTCATCTGGTTCAATCCTAAAGTTAGCGTCAATACTATTCTTATATTCCCAGAATAATGAACCTGGGCGCATATTCATGTGCTTGTAACCAAATTTAGGAATTACCATGATATTTCTACCAGTGTTGGTAAACCTTAATAAGAACTCATAGTTAAACGTTAACTTAATGGATGGTTTATATCCTCCGATTTCTTTAAACACCTCTGTTTTCATAACCATACCATTTGGGTTAATATTCGGATATACTAACAATACTTCGTTATCAAGTTGTCCGAGTGTATTAGAGAAGTTATAGGCCCAAGCCGCTTCATTAGTATGACCGATGAATTCATTAGTTTCAGAAACATCGCTTATTATAGGTAAAAACATATCAAATTCTGGATACATCTCAGTATATGCTTTTACATTTTTAAACCATTTTACCGAATATTCGTCATCAAACTCAAGGAAACTAAAGTATTTAGTTGAAATTTGAGATACGGCGAAATTCATTTGGTTTTGGAACGCTTTACCAGTCCCATTTTCCAATACCGTGAGGTTAAATGAATATTTTGATTTGTCTAATGAATCAACTATATTTTTAACATCACCACATCCGCATCTAACAATAACAACATTAGATGGGTGTACTTCATTATTTTCAATACTCATAAGAGCCGTATTCAATAATGCTTCAAAGTTAGGATCGGATACTGCGTGTACTGGTATAATTACTGATAAATCTATATTATTTTTCATTTGTCTGTAGGTTTTTTTCTAAGTTTTCTTTTATTGTTGTTAATTTTATTACTTTCTTCTCCATTAAATCCTCATATAACTCAACTGTTGCTTTTTCAAAGTTTTCAAAACTATATTCATCACCAATAGTTGACGCTACATTTTGTAGGTTTTCTGGGAGAGTATCTTCCAGCCAGTTTTTCATGAAATTAAAGATCAAATCAGCGATTTGGTTTTCATCGTAAACCCAAACACCGTTATCATCCTTCATCCACTCAGGAATAATATTAGGAACCTTTCCGATTACTGGTACATTACATTTGATCGATTCGATAGGGAATGTACCAAATGAGCTCTCATCGTCAACCCACACAGATACCGCACATTCTTTAAGATTCATTGCGAAATCTTTCTCAGCCATACCGTGCATATCTTTAAATGATATAAAACGATAAAGTGGGTACTTCAAATAGAACGTTTTAATGATTTTAGCGGCCTTTCTCTGGTCTCTACAGTGAATGGCAACCAAAGGTGCCTGGAGCTTGTCGGTAGGCTTGAATTCGTCTGAAATGCATGGGTTAACAAATTTAATACCAGGTATGTTTGTTAAATCAGTGATCATATCAGCTAACGTTTTATTTGTTGTGATAACTTCGCTAACTTCGTAATCTAACCAAGATTTACCTGGAGCATACGCATCCAGTAAGTAATCATACATTTGTACCAAAAGAACTTTATCAATTGGTAATTTCTGTATTTGTTCGAACACATTACCAAACATCTCTGGTATGATTATATAGTCCTGTGGGCCGACAACCAATTTATTATCTTCAATTGATGTGTGCTCGAGTGTATCATATTCATCACCCAACCAACCACCTGGTTTTATATAGTCATTTTTTTCATGGAGAATACTTACATTATAACCTTTCTTTTTTAGGATCATGGCTTGTTTATAAATGTAAGCAACACACGCTCTGGCA